ATTCTTTTGTGCTGTGAAAACTTTAACTAAAACGTACCCCAACATCGCTACCGCGTATATTACAATCCCGTATTGTGCTATCTCGGCCCCGGGCATCGTGCTACTCCTCATAAATAAAATCGTACTGGATTTTCATCGTTTGCTGGTTAGTTTTTGTTACAGGCGCGGCCAAGCGTGTGCGGGCAAAGTAGTGGTCAGCAAGGTTAGTTTTATAAACTATGCCATTATTTGTAAGTACATAAAAATCAGAACCATCATATGCAATTCCAAGTATGGTATTATACCAGTTATATTCTATCCTAATTCCAATATTTGCCGAACCCAACACAACACCATCTGTCGTAAGTTTATAAAGTGTTCCATCCCATGCAAGCGCGTACAAATGTGTATTATAAACAAGGGAAAAACCCGAATTAAGATGTGAAGAAATGCCAGTAGCCACCGATCCAAGTATTGTTCCATCGCCTAGAAACTTATATAGATTACCTTTATAATCTAACCCGTAGAAATAGGTTCCATCAAAAGCTATTCCAAGGTTTGCTTCGGTGCTCACAACACTTATATTTACATCAGAATAGCTTACTACAACGCCGTCAAACCTAACTTTATATAAAATATAGTTAAAATCGTTGTTTTTAATTAAATACAAAAAATTTCCATCGGTTGTGATATTCATGCTTCTCGTGGCATCCTTATAATATGTATAAATACCTGTAGAAAAAGTGTTTACAATATTACCTTGTTTATTTAATTTATATATGGTTCCGTCATATTTAGACGCATATAAATATGTACCATCGCTTACAATATCATATCCACTATTAGGTATTGCTTCTAATTCTGTTTGTTTTATTGTTTCGGAGGCGCCGTATGGTGTTATTTGATTTCCCCAAATAATTGTTTGAAATGTGCCGTTGCCGGCGTGCGTGGGCCAGTCAAACACCCAATGCACGCGTGAATTATTTGCATATGTTTCTACTGAATTAGGCGTACCGCGTTGCGTATCAGATCCAGAATATGTAGATTTATTTGCCCAGCCAATTAGTTGTCCCGGGTTGCCAGTGCCCGTAGCGTTATAGTTTAATATATTTATGCGCTCCGTTTCTGGTTTGTCGCTTGCGGTTAAAAATATATTATCCATTTCCCAATAGCCACTATAGCTATTAGTTTTATTAAAAGCTCCAGCGCAAAACTTGTCCCACTGATAAGAACGTAGCCACTGATACACTTCTGGATAAATAATGTTTGGCGTGTGCGCCTCCACCTCCAGCGCGCCTGTGCGTGCGTTGTAAATATATACATTCGCACGGCCCTTGATAGGTAAATCTGGCTTGTGCTTTATTTCTACATATTCTTTGCCTGTTCTATAATTCTTTACAACGCTTTTCATGTTTTTATTTTACCACCTTTCTATGGGGTTGTAAAAGAAATATCAACCAGTTCTTCCCGAACACTAATTGAAGCGCAGTTCGCGGCCTGCTCCACCTCCGCGTGGGGCCAACTAATAAAAAAACTCCCACCGCCCGTGGCTCCCTGTACCATAATATATACCTGTGCGTTCTTGGCGGGGATAGAAAACGTGCCGTCGCTTATACTAGCAGAAAACTTTACTGTAACAGGCCCGCTATTCATTACAACCATTTTAGGAATGGTAATTGTATTCCACCCCGGGGTTATAGCTTGTTTAATAACAGGGGCCGTGTTCTCGCTACCAACGGCCAGTGTGATACTAAGTGTGCCACTTGTACTTGCCTGTCCTACAACTAAAGCCCCTATAATAGCTTGTGATGAAGTGGGGTTTTTAATTGCTAGCGTTGCAATGTCAGTGTTATTAGAAACATTTATAGCGTTTTCATTTTCAAAATAATAAATACCAAATCCTGCTCCACCCGCGCCGCCGTATACAGGATAAGCACCGCCACCCAATACGTTTTCCAGTACAGGCACCGGGTTTGCAAGTTCCACTTCCGTGTCCTGTGGCCGCGATCCCACGCGCTTTATCCGCACAATGCGTTCCTTTATGTTTACGCCCGCCACTTCGTCGTATACGGTTACAACATCGCCCACGTCAAATGCGTCCTGTCCTGTTTGTTCGCTTAAATCCGCAACAGTGCATTCATACGTATATTTCGGGGCCGCTAGTTGATACAGTGTATTCCACGCCTTGTCGTATAAATCCTGTAAAGATGTAATACTTTCATCAACTATCACCACTTCGCGCTTGAAAAGTGCGTGCGCCTGCTCTAATGTGAACCCCTGGTCAAGGTAGTAGCTATAATCTTCTATATACTGGTTGCTAGAATAATTAACTTGGTTTAATGCCAGGCCGCCCTTCCCATACATATATAACACGGTTGCCTCGGGTGGCTCCACGGTTCGTTTTACACTGCGAAGGTTCTTCTTATACCGGAATACGGCACCATTATCACGGCCGATTCTAAGCCGGAAAAACACGCGGCGGTTCATACTATCAAACTCAACTTCGTATCCACAAATATGGGCCCATTCACGTATAAGATACAAAACATTATTCTTGCTTTCTCTCATCCAGCGTTGTTTATTTAAATCTCCTTCAATCTGCCCAATTATCCAGTTTGTGCCTTGTAAAAGCGTGTTTAGGCCGTAGTAAACGCTCACGCCTTTCCAATCAACGTCCTGCGTATAAAGCCGCTTCCCAAGTTCAATTAACCATATTTCATCACAGCGCACGTGCTTCCATGTTTGATTGCCCTCACGGATATCCTCGGTTTGTGTTATGTAATACCTCCGGCCACCCCATACGATTTCTTTATCTACTACTACATCCGCGGCCTTCGGATCTGTAAGTGGTAAATCAAATTCCAGTATTGAAATGCCTTGTAATTCCTGTTCCTGGGTTACATTGGCCGCGTTTTCTAAATACGCTTCTAGTGTTTCAAAATAACTATAAAGCTTAGGTATTTCCATTACAGCCACCTCGCGTGATATTTAAAGGTTATGTTGGCAGCCGCGCCGTTGTTGGCCAGCCAGTAAACGCTATTAATACCGGCCCACAATGGCATAAAGGTGCCTGATATGTTCGCAAGCACATTTGCCCCGCCCTTCGTAGCCGTAAGTTTACTTGTATCAAGAATAAGTTTTTCACCCGCATTAATCGGAAGGTTGATGTTTAACTTAATCCCACGCACTTGAAGCTGGCCTCCAGAAATGTTATTACTAACAGGGGATATTTCAATAATCGGATAGGTATAGGCCGTTCCTTCTACCTGCACATACATCGTGCTACCAGATGCCACTTGAACAGTTTTACTATACTCTTGAACAGAGTATATAAAAGGTTCGCAGTTAAAGCTAATTGTGAAAAAGCTAACGTTTAATTGGTGATTAAATTCTATTTGTTCATCTACTTTTGCCATAAAATAAACCGTTTGATCTGTAGTAAACCGCAACTGCGCACGTTGTTGCGGCCGAAGTAGCCAGCCTGTTATTTCGCGTTCCTTCGCAAGTGTTTCTTCTACAGTGCTACGTGCTATGTAACAATCCACTTCCACGCGCCGATCGCCGTAAGCCGCGTTGAAAATGTAACTTCCATCTTTGCCCGGTATGTACTCGTATTCATCCCTTACTTCCGGTGAAAAGATGCGGATATCTGTAACATTCACGCCATATGTAAATGCGGATGTGCCATTAAATGTAAAATCCACTACCTCACCCCCCGATATTTCTGGGCCTGTAGCACCTTGCTGGCCAATTGTTGGGATATTCTATCAATATCGGCTTCCTCGCGCACTATCATTTGCTTTATGATAATGTATCCGCCAAGGCCCGGGCCGTTCAAGGGCACCACTGCTTCTGGGCCAGCTTCACCTATCATAGCTAATGTGGGCCGTGTTACAATGCCACCGGTAGCTAGTTGTGGTATAGTTGGTATGTTAATTCCAAACGATTTCCCACCAATGACGGGAACCCAAGAAGGGATAGAAAAATGTATTTTATTTAAACCGCCGATTACAGTATTAATCGCACCAATTATCCAGTTCAGCGGTGTTTTAAGCACGTTTACCAGCCCATCCCAGATGCTTTTTACCGCTTTCTTAATAGCCGTGAAAACATTCACAAATACATCAAATACGGGTTGTAGCCAACCCTGAACGTTATTCCATAGGTTTTGAAGCGGCCCCTTGATGGTATTCCATAAGCTTGTAAAAGTATCCACTATCCATTTATAGGCCGTTTTTATAAACGCGGATATCTGGTCCCAATATTTAACTACCAACGCTACACCGACCGCTATAGCCGCAACTACAAGTGCTGGCCAGCCTATTACACCTGCGATAGCACTCGCCACACCAGATATAATGCCCCATAAGCTTTGTAATGCACCTACTATCTTTCCTATCCAGCCAATGACGGTTGCTATCGTTTTTATAACGCCCCCGATTATACTTAACAGGGGCCCCAGTACGGCTAAAGCAACGCCAACTTGTACTATCATATTCTTTGTGGTGGGGTCAAGTTTGTTAAGCCAATCTAAAAGCTTGCCTATAGCATCTATAATGTTTGTAAGTGCCGGTTCTATTGTTTCCTGAAGTGTCACACCTAATGGTGCTATTTTTAAAGCAAGTTCATTCATTTTTGCTTTAAATTTATCTATCGGGTCCAGCGTTTCTTCATAGGTTTTTGCAACTGTACCAGTAGTTTCATTCAAACCGGCAAGCGGATCCTGTGCTTGTTTTGCAGCTTTTGCTAAATCGGATAGGCTAATCTGCCCCTGTTGAATAGCAGCAATAAGTGTATATGCGCCCTTGGCCCCGAAATATTCCATCGCTAGCGCGGTTTGTTCTGTTTCTGTTTTTGCGTTCGCAAACTTTTTTGCCATTTCATCAAGCATTGCACTTGCGCTTTTTCCTTGTTTTGCACCATTTGCAAGTGCACGGCCAAGGTAGGTTACAGCCTTGCTTGTATCTATACCGGCCTTCTCTGTTTCAGAAATAAATTTTATAGAACTAGCAAGGTTAAACCCAAGCTTTTTTAGTTGCGGCGCAAGATCCACCACGGCCTGCATTAATTTGTTAGTTGAAATGCCGGTTCTTTGTCCAGCCGCTGCCACAGCATCTAATACTTCTGGCAGGTGTTCAGCTGAAATGCCAAACAAGCGCATTGCTTTTTCTGCTTGCTGTGCTGCTTCAGTTACATTCGCCCCGGTTATTTTAGAAAACATTATTAGATATTTACTAGCATCTTCAAGTTGCTTTCCCATCAGGCCAAACTGTGTATTTAATTCTGCTATAGCATCTGAAGCGGTTTGTGCATCTGTGGGCATGCTACCAAACACGTTTTTAAAAGTACCTTTAAGTGAAGCGGCCGTTTCACCCAGCGCGCCGGTTTTTGCTATAATATTATCTTCGGCCTCGTCAATGTTACTCCAAACACCCATAATGGCGGTGCCAGCGGCCGCTATAGGCATGGTCAGGCCCTTTGTTAGTTGTGAACCTACTTTCTGAAAAGAAGATCCTACTTTGTCAATCGTTTTTTGGGCGCTTTTAAGTGCGCTTTCAAGATCCTTTGTATCGGCGCTAACACGTACTACTAGTTCTCCTGCATCTGCCACTTACTGCACCTCCATTGTGTTTAATATGCGTTCCCATTCGGCCCGTATATCTAACTGTTGCTTTGTTCTTTCTTGTTTAACACGCACCAGATCCTCTGGCTTTATTAATTTCTTTGTCCGACCTGTGTAGTTAATAATATTAGCAAGTTCCCATGCCTTTATATAAAGCTCGTCTTGTTTTCTTAAAGAAATACCATTTAATACAACTTCAATTTCGTGCGGGGTATAGTTCATTACCTGTTCAAGGCCTAGGCCTGCACGCACGCACTGCGTCAATAGTTCCTCCCAATCTATACCCCGCACGTCCATTGTATCATTGTTTACACTTTTTTTTGAAATGCTTCCTGAAACGCGGCGGCAAATAATTCGGCGGCTTTTTCTATCCCAATAGCATCAATAATCGTATCAACTTGTTCTAGGGTTATATTCGGGTTTGAATGCATCAAGCCAATTTGAAAGAAGCGCACTAAATCATTGATGCCAATGCCCTTTTCAAACTTGTTTTGTAATTCTGGTAGCGGGCACTGAAATACATCTTCAATCGTGCGAAGGGCGCGGATGTTGTACTTCAATTCGTAAATTTGTCCGTTTGCTTCAAACGTCATAGGCTATGCCCCAGGTTTAGTTAATGGGCCTGTTCCTGTAATAGTGCAAGAATAGGTTGTAGCATCATCGTAGGGCATTCCAATTGAAAAATCCGTGATATACCCCGTGCCTGTGTAAGTGCGGCCCGTTGTGCCTGTGCTAAGTTTCACTGTTACACTGGTACCATTCATGGCGGCCGCTTCTAATGCTTCATAAGCCGTATCTGAAGGCACTACAAGGCCATCTGCATCAATGCTCCAGCTTCTAAACGAAGCTATGTTTTCTGCCCAGCCATCACCAAGCTTGTTGGTTACATCTATGTTATCGGCGCTTACGCTCAAATTAGCATTTCTTTGCCCTGCCACTGGTTGATCACCCACATATAGCAGGAAGTTTATACCTTTTATTACTTCTGTTGTCATTTATCGTTCCTCCTTTTCATATAATTTTTACACGCAATCTTAACACACCATGCCTAAGGCCGCTTGGGTCCCGTAGCACCTGCGCACTTTCGGGTAAAAGCACTGCGATTGTGTGGTTCTGAAGCACAAATTCATCAACGCAAAGTGCTTGTTCTGCCGCGTCCATTATTGCCTTTGTTTCTTGCCAGCCGTTGTAATCGCTCCAGATGTGAATGGTTACAAGCACGTTCCAGCCCGGGAAGCTTTTTGTTCCCCAATCTGTTGCAAAATCATCGCCTATCACGATATAGGGGTATGTGGTTTGTTCTGGTACTGCATCATAAACAGGATATCCAAGCGTGGTTAAACGCGTATAAACCGCGGCCTGTAATTCATTCAGCACCTTGAAGCACTTCCTTTATATCACGTTCAATCTGCGGCGCTACAAGTTCAAATGCCGGGGCAAGAAACGGTTGCGGTTCCATAAAGCGCGTGCCAAATTCCACAAAACTTGCATAATCCACGCCAGCTACTACTTCAACCTGTAATCCATTGGGTTTATATTCTATGCTAGCACGCAGGGTTCCGGTTCGTACTGGCGCGCGGTTCTGTGCTTCTGTTTGTATTTTCATTCCACCGTCAGCAAGCACCTGCTTTATTTTATCCTGTACTTCGGCGCCATATTTATCTATGTTTTTAATCACCCTATCAATGTTTTTTACTTCAATCTTAAGTTCGCTCACGGCACAGCACCTCTAGCTCCCGGTGTTCCATGTTTACATCTATCACGGCAACAATATCAAATACTTTATAACCATATTTAATCCGTTCGTGTGGCGTCAAATTCATGTAGCGCATTCGCACACGGTGTGTTACATCGTTTGAAAGTTGCATTGCTTCATAATATTCCCTACCACTAACAGGTTCTATGGCGGCCCACACAGTGCCAGCCTCCTGCCACGTTTCAGTAAAGCCACCTTGTCCATCGCTTGTGCGCACCTGTTTTAAGATTGTTACACGTTTTTTTAAACCGCCAATCGCAACCCTTTTCATAGTATTCTTACCACGTACGGTTTTAACAAATCTAGTACTGCCTGCGGTGGTTCAGCGTTTATGTCGCCGCGGTTCTCGTATAAAAAAGCCGCGTACTGAAGGATAGCATTTCGTATGGGTGCCGGGACCGCTTCAGGCGTTTCTCCATATCCAGCCTCGTATACAATTCGCACAAAACCGCTGTCATCAATCAATTCTTCGGTTTTTTCAATCACTGGCGGCCGTGGTAAATCTACTGTTGGTGGCCCGATGTATTCCCATGTTTGCTTGATAAAACTCCTGCGCGTGTATTCCTCACAGAACTCGCGGGCAGCGGTAATAAACAGGGCAAGGAGTGTTTGCTCCTCACCCTGCGTATCACTTTCAAGCCGCAGATAATTGGCTAGCTCCGCGGTGGTAACTGGTTCAATCGTTGGTGCTTGTATCCTTCTTACCATGCTTCCGTTCCTTCGGTCCCGGTAAATCGGATATTTTTTCTGCTAGCCCTGCTTCAATCCATGCTACCGCCACCGTGTCTGGAAGTTCAATTATATCGCCAACGTTAAAAGTGCCATAGCTAGATATAATTGCCTGCTTGGCCTTTATCTTCATTATTCTCCTCCGCCTTGAGGTGGTGGTGTGGGTGGTGTGGAAAGATCAAGTGCTTTTATGGCATCGGGTCGTACCACGGCGGCACCAACACGGAAGTGTGCTTTAAAACCTACAAGCCCCTGCGTGGCAAATAACTCGTCTAGCCGCTGAATGGTAATTCCCAGCCGGTCATAGATCACATAGCCGCTCTTGAAATCGCCAAATATGGCCACACCAACCTTATTTTCAATGTCGGGTATAAATTCGCTGTTTAATACTGGATAACCTGCAAACGTAGCCGGTCGCCCCGCCTGAAGTGAAGGTTGCCACAGATACTGGCCGTTTACAGTATCCTTCATAATTCGCATTGCATATTCGGTTTTGCTGTTGACTAACAGCGTACCATTCATTCTGTACTGGGCCGGAACGGCGTATATAAGCTTCAGAATATCATCCGCGGTTAGCGCACCGGGTGTGGTGCTTCTTACAAATTCAATGCCGGGAGTGTACTGATCCCCATAAAATATGCCCTCCGGCTCGCCGTGAGAATGACCGCGCCCCGTGATAAAGGCCGCCTCTTCCTTCTCTGCGATGACACGTGCGAAGCTGTCGGTAATGAAGCGCTGAAGGTTCACATCTGTGTCCATAAGTTCATCTTCACCTACCCTTGCAAGACCATAAAGATCTTCAATATAAGTATACTGTTCATTTGCCTGTAATTGATCACTCACTAGCTGCGCATTTAGTTCTAGTTTTCCCCAGCCCACTTGTACCTCGTTTATACCACGCCTTCTCACGCGATCCGAACGCACCTGTTTTACGGTTGCTAATTGCCTAATAACAGTAAGTGTAGGAAGCTGGCGATATAACTCGGCCTCAAGCTCTTCTGGTACAAGTATTTGCCCGTTCTGGTTTTCTACAAGTGCTTTTCTTTCTTCTGGCGCAAGGCCTGCTTTACCGTTTCTAAGATACTTAAAAAACACCTGCTTCGTTTCACTGGGTTCAACGCTTTTTGTTTCGCCCAGCGGTGGCCGCATTAGTTTTGCTTCAAGTTCATCAATGCGCGCGTTAAGCTTTTCCTGTAGTTCCTTTAGTTCTGCTTCTGTGCGCCCCTTTTCTTCTACTTTGTCCCGAAGTTCCTTTACCAATCTTTGAAGTTCATCAATTTCCATCTGTTTTTTTCCTCCTTCTATAACTGTTTTAAAATTTCTTTTATTTCCGAAGCGATCTGTTCCAGCGCTTTATCCTGCGGCTCCTGGCCTTCTGGAGTGCCGGTATATGGCGGCTCCACTTCGGCTAGAAGTGCTTCTAGCGCGGCGATCGCTTGTCGGATAAGTTGTTCGTTCTGCCGGCTAAGAACACGACCGGCTTTACTTTCCTGCCATGGTGCCACGCGGTCAAGCCGTGCATAATACCGCTCAAGGTGGCGCTTAACAGCGGGTATGTCGCTTTCTGGGATATCAACTCCGCCACGCGCACCCTGAATAGCCGCCGCGGCCGCATAGATAGCCCGTGGCACAGCTATTAATTCGCCGGCAATCACATCTGCTATAGGAAGTTTGTAGCTTGTGATATTATCCGGTGCCGTGTCATCATACCATAGAAACGCTTTCCTAAACTTATTAAAATCTACGTTCTCTTTATCAGGCCCACCTGCCCACCGTAAAACGCGTTGTACAGCCGCCTGCCCGTCCCATTCGGTCATAGGATCGGCAAGTGGCAAGGCCTGATACGGAACAACGCTTTTAACTGCCACCACGCGTGCTTCAACATTCGCGGGGAAGGTTACAAGTGAATATTCCCAAAGCCGTATTTCTTTTATGTGCCGAATACCGTTTATCCAGGTTTCTTTTACTGTTTCATAGCCAATGCTTAGGCCTTTAATTGCGCCCTGTTTAAGTAATTCATATGCTTCTCTGCCGCGTGTAGTTGCAAGGTTAAGCTGCCCTTTCACATGAAGGCCATAATCGTCCTGCATTATTTCCGTTGTCACGCCGATGGGTTCATCTTGCTTATGCTGCCAAAGGATAGGTATAACCTTGTTTTCTTGAAGCGTTTTTGTAAAAGCCCCGGGTTCTATCACATCGCCCGTAAGATCTACATTGTTAAACACGGCAGTATAACCTTCAAATTCGCCCGTTTCACCAATCTGCTTTACTTTAAGCTTAAAATCTTTATTTTCCGTTTTCACCATCCCCTTTATCCACCGGCATCGTTGCCAGTGGTATTGTGTTCATGCTTCCCAGCAAGCTGTTCGCACCTGGTATCGGGTCGTAGCCAAGAAGTTCGCGTGCTTCGTTCGGCGTCAAAATCCCAGCCCGCACAGCCGCAATCGCACGGTTCCATACTTCAGAACGGTTTTCCTGAAGCGCTTCAATTTCGTCCTGGTCATATTTTACCACATAATCCGTGCCAAATTTCACAGCTAGCCAGTTATTTAGTTCTGATTGAAGCCAATCCATTAAAGGAAGCACGGTTTCTTCATAGAATGCGCGCCGCGATTCCTGCCAGTTACTGTAGGTTTTGTTTTCTGAATCGCCAATCAATTCTGGTGGTACCCCGAAGGCAATAGCTATTTCGCGCGCCGTCAACTTCAAACCATCAGCCCAGTGAATTTCTTCTGGTGTGAGGCCTATCTCCTGCCACTCAAGGCCGCCCTCAAGAATAAGTGGCCGCCCAGCATTCTTGTAGCCAGTATATTGTTCATTTATGATTTTTTTAAGCCGTTCAAATTCTTCTTCAGTAAGATGATCTGATGTTTTAAGCGCGCCCGCCGGTCGTCCTGCGTTCTGAAGTAATGACATGTTCCAGCTACGGAATTCGTTGTTTTCATCAATGCTATGGGCCGCCGCTTCAATAGGACTAAGGCCGTACCAGTCGTTCAAGGGATTAAAAAGTTTTAGATGCAATATCTGATCCGCAGTAAACTGTACTTGTTGCCTGTTTACAGTATACAAATAGCCACCTATCAAGTTACTACCGCTTCCCGGCACCACTTGCATTCGGTCGGGCCGAAGCACGTATAATTCTTTGGGCCGGCCGCTAGATGGTATAACCGCTTCAATGTAGGCGTTACCACTTAACATAAGATAACCTGCAACGTGTTCAAAAAACGAACTGCCACCTTGATACGGGTTAGGTTTCTGAAGTAACTGTGTTAGTGGATGTTCTGGTACTTCTTGAAGTTCGCCATTAGCTTGCTTTTGATATACAAGCCATGGTATGCCTGCTACCGCCATACTTATGGTTCGCACACAAGCATATACATATACATTCTTAGCATATCCTTCGCGCGCAAAGTTGGCATAGTCCCGCGGTGTCCAAACAGGCTGGCCTAGTGTTTCCATCGCTATGGCCTGTGTTGTGCGGGATTCCTTCTTTTTAGTTCCGAATAAAAACTCCCAAAATGTCATGCCACCACCCTCACATTCGGCCTGTTCTTTTTCAGGCCCATGATAGCATACCTAAGCGCATCAACCGCGTGGTCATTTTCCTTGACAGGTACTTCTTTTTCTGCATTCCACATATACCCGTTCATTTCATCAATGGTATTATAGCACGTTCTAAAAATTCTAAGTTGTTTGTTTTTTATCAACCGCGCCACTTCGTTTATGCCAGCCATTACATCATTCACTGCCGGGTGGGCTGGAAGCCCTTTCTGCTTCCACACACTAATCGCGCTGGGTTCTGAAGGGTCGCAAGCGAAGTATTCAAAATTTAATCCGTTTATCATTTTTTCTACATCCATCGCGCTTTCTTCGTATAGTTTCTTATCGTGAAAATATTCATCATATATATATATTATACCATCTTTATCCTGCGCACAGAATACAACCGCCGTTGGGTTTGTGTAACCCCAGTCCACGCCTGCGAAGTGCCGCCAGGTGGGTGGCACGTCAAAAGGTTCAACGATGTTTTCATTAGAAAAATCCGAATAAACAAGATTTTCTGGCTTTGCAAATTCGCCCAAGTAAAACATTCTAAACCGCCACTCAGGCATGTCACGGCGCGCGCGTTCAAACTCTTCTTTGGGATACGCCGGGTTTTCAATGCTAGCAAATTGAACTACACGGTATTCAGGCAAACCCTGTAGCCATTTATCGTACACTTGAAATTTCAGCCAATTATTACTGTATGGCGTTGTGGTAATAAGAATTCTGCCTTGCTTAAAACCCACGCGCCGCTGTGCTACTTCCCAAACAGCGCCATTCATTTGTCCGGCTTCGTCAAGGCACAGGCCGTTTAAATGCACGCCCTCAAGGGAAAAAGGGTTGTCCGCGCTTCCAAACCAGATCTTGTTACCGGTAGGAAGTAGATAAACATTTTCCATCGCTTTGTAGGTGCCGTGAACCACAACATCAAAGAAATCGCGCACAGCAGGTAGTGCAAACCGTTGTTGCATCTTAAACGTGGGCGATACCACCATGTATTCCGATGTAAAATTGCCGCGGTCCCAATCTTTACTAATCTCCTGGAATAACCAGATAGGAATAAGCGATGTTTTGCCACCGCCGGTGCCACAAATCATGGCTACAAAGCGTTCGGTGGCCCGCAATACCTCCTGCTGGCCTTTATGCGGCGTAATAATGATGTTTCCATCTTTTATTTGGTAAAGCATTCTTCTGTCACGCCACAGTTTGGGCTAAACCACACGCAATCGGTTCTATACTGGCGCTTCAAAGCACCTTCACCCTGAAGGCCGGTTCGCTTCGTTCTACCAACCATGCCGCAGGGAATTGAAAAATCCTTTTTAAACCACCCGGCCCGTTCTAAACGTTCATAGATGGGATTTGGATACCCAGAAAGAATGGCCATGCCTTTAATACTAAGCAATATATCAACCAGTTCTTCATGGTCCTGTTCTGTCATTTCGTGCCTATATTCACCACTTCGCCGCGTTGAAGGTACATATGGCGGGTCGCAGTAGAAAAGCGTTTCTTCTGTATCAAAGCGCGGAATTACTTTTCTAAAATCATCGTGTTCTATTTGTGCCATTAAAAACCGCGCGGCGATGTCAGGCAACATTTCAATCGCTGAAAAATATCGTGACGTTACCTGGGACATGCCACGCCAGGAATTTTTAATAGAATATCCCCAGTTTGAAGCAAATTGGCCGCCGAAACTCTGCCGTGCCACTACGTACCACTTCACGGCGCGCATGACGTCGTCAGTTTCTTTTTCCCACGTTTCCTTACAAAAATCGTATTCTTCCCTAGAAAAAGGCATAAAGCACATTTGTTCATAAAACCGCTGAAATTTTTCTGGGTCACGAAGCACCCGAAAGAAATTTACAAGGCCGCTGTCAATGTCGTTGTAAACCTCCACCGGGCTGGGCGCTTTGATTATAAAAAGGTTCGCCGCACCGCCAAATACTTCTACATATATACGGTGCTTCGGTAAAACATCCACTATCTTTCTAGATATAAGGAACTTTCCGCCCATCCACCCAAATGGTGCCCGCAATCTAGCCATTGTCATCTTCCTTTGTAAAAATAAATTGCACCTGAGGCAATGTGATTTCCTGCTTCGCATCCACTGCTACCTTACGGCCCCAGCGGTCGGGGTATTTTCTTTCAAGCCGCCATGCCGCCGCTTGCCACTGTTGTTCCGCTGCCTTGGTAATGATTTCTACGTCCCGCATTTCGGCTTCGGCTAGCGCCTGTTCAATCTGAAATGAAAACTGCACATACAAATCCTTTGTGTGATCTGCTTTTTCTCCGTTTTCACGCCGGTCTCGTTCACGGGCACCTTCTTTAAGCCAGTTGTAAAGCGTTTGCTTGCTTATACCTGCAAAAGCCGCCGCGGTTTCAATGAAGTTTCCTGCACGCACCGCCGCGACTATTTGTTCTATTTTATTTTTGTTTATTTTCTTTATTCCTGCCATTCCCCACTCGCCCCCTTTATCGCCTGTACGCGGGCCGGGTCATAATCTTTGTTGCGATCTGTTGTGGCTTGAAGGGCTTGTAAAATATCGGTGGGAATTTCCCACAACTGCTTCATTACCGAAAGCGGGAAATAAACGTAGTGGCCGCTAAACATGGGATACGTATACTTTTCTATCCTGCGCGCGATACAAAGGTATGCTATGCTTTCCCCGTATGTCGTACCCGTAATATCATCTACAAAAACTAGATAAACGGGAAACGGAAGTTGTTCATAAACTTCTAAATCGCGCGCGTCTATACCTGTGTCATCATAGTACATCCGCCGTGCCTTGGCTTTTACATCTACTGCCACAAATTCGTTCTTTCTTTCACAGATAAAATCCACTTTATGACGACCGCCCGCGGGCCGATAAACAACCCAGCCAGCTTCTATCAGCTTTTCTTGAACAAAGTTTTCTGCAATGGTACCCTTCTTAACACGAATATGATCCTGCCAATTCATGCTATCCGCACTCCGACCAGCCGCACGCCGGGCATGTAATACATCCGCTTTCGTGAATAAGTTTACTACCACAAACTGGACACACATTGTTTTTTATGGCCTGCCTTTGTTCTTCAATGCTTTTCTCGTTCACAAACTTAAAAACCTCCTTTACTGTTTCAAGATCCCGCGCCACGAGGCCTATACCACCGGCCGCGCGGATCTCCTGAAGCACTTGTTCTTGCGCTTCGGTTGTTTTACTGTTTCTTTCAGGCCGCTTTACTTCAATCCCAACAAAGCGGCCCCGGTGACAAACAATCAAATCAGGGATCCCGGGGCGGCCGTAATAACCGCCCCAGTGTTTATAGGCAAACGTTTTAGGCTGTTTTGCTAGCCAACGCTGTATTTTTCTTACAATGTCGCGTTCAAGCACGTTTATATTATACCACATCATTCTTCCTTTTTTGATTTATAAAACACTGCCCGAAGCACAGTACGAACAAGGCTTGCATCTTCGGCATAAGTATCATCCGCAAGATTGTTTTGGGATCGGTAAATCGCGATGTTTTCTGATATCCACATTTTCTGTGCGCCTGCGGCTTCCATTTCAACTTGTACGTTTATAGCCCGGCCCCAGGTGCCAATGTAGTAATAATGCATACCTATTTTTGCAAAGTACATGCCTTCAGGAATGCTTGAAAGGATTATAGGTTCGTTGTCGGCCTGAACGCGGTCAAATAACTGGTAGGTAGCATTATTTATGGCGTATAGTTCCCGCGCGGTTCCCAGCCCGTCATAAATGTACGTGTCTAATAGGGCTAAATCAGAACCGCCAAATTCAGCCGCGCGCTTCCAGCTGCCAGTTGCCCGCAGGTAAAGATAGTAAACCGCATCGGTTTCTTCTTGCTTCGCCAGCCTGTCGCGGACAAACACCCATGGCGGCGTGTTTTGTGGTAAAAGCGGGAGAAGGTATACTTCCCCCGCCCGCTGTACGTGCTTTGCGTCATATCCAGTGCCAGCACCAAGTGCGGCACTAGTTCTTGCTAGCTGATCCGTGATAACATAAACCTTGTTTTCTTTTACTATTATTGCGTATGCCACGTTTTAGCCCTCCTTTGAAACGCTACCACGCACAATCGCGTCCATCATAATCTTAAGTAGTTCGTTGCGAGATCCTTTGCCGTATTCTAACACGTCACAAATCTGCTTCGCGGCCTGTGAATACCAGAAATTCTTTTGTTCCTGAAGCACAATGTCAAGTATTTCTAACAGTGCTTCTTCTATTTCTGCATCCGTGCGGCCAAAAGCACCACCAATTGCGTTCTGAATTGTAGCAAGCGCGCCGTGTTCAAGAAGTTCTGCACGTATTCTGTTTTTCATTTATATCACCCCCTTTCCAATTTTTTGGCCCTGCTTTACAACTTCCTGCACAAATCGTTCGTAGAATTCATACTTTGTTTCTCTTGTCGCAAGTTCCATTTTCCTTACCTCCTTGTTTTTTTATTCGGCCCGTATTTCTTCGGGTGTTAAGTTATGTCGCAAATACTTCGTTCGTGGTGGATCCGCAATGTTTACCTTGCGCATGCAAGCACCTATTGTAAATAATGGTACGATTGTATAACCGCGCCATGTAAGCCTAAAAATGTCTGTCGCGGTAGTGCCCGATTTTGATAGTATCGCATTAACTTCGCTCATGCTATATGGTATATATTCTAAACCACTCCAGAAAGGTGCATCATCCATATCAAGTGAGCTGTTATTTACCTTCCATAGTTTTAACGCCTCTTCTGTAGGATACCAGTAACCATAAGCATAAACTACATTAGTTTTAACTACAAGGTATTCTGCTACAAACTTACCTAGTGCTCCAAGATCTACCACGTTAAGACCCTGCTCTTTGTCTTCTTTGGTAAACTCAAGTAACATTTCGTTCTGCTCCATCTTTCTTTACCTCCTTCTATTTTATTGTTTCTTGCCTGATACTATTATACCACAAGTTAATGGGTTTTATACGTGTCAAGCCCTTTCTGGTGCCATTTTTAGCCGTAAATAGCGTTTCTTAACAAAAATTTAACGGGCGGGGGAGAAGAACCTTAGAAACCTGTTTTATGCATTTTACAGGCCGCATTGTTTTTAAAAAATAAAAATAATTTCAGGGCGGCCCCGGTGGTGGACACATGCGGGACACGGACGGGACACCTTGCAAAGAAAATAAAATTATGCAAAACCCAGAAACACCGTTCCTAACAGGCGCGCTTCAATGGGACACCGCGTGTCCCGGCATAAAAACAGCCAAATGCCAACAAATATAGGAATGATGCCACTTTTTCAGATGGGACAGATGGGACACCTGTAAAACATCAACTTGTATGAAATTTTTACCTTCCGAAAGAAAAAATACGACAAACGCAAAAAACCTGTGTCCCATGTGTCCCAAACTAAAGAAATGTAGGTATTTCCTACAAAAGCACGGGACACCGATGGGACACCATGGGACATAACATTCGCTTAACAATCGCAACAAAGCTAGGAAATACCTAGTTATGCATTCTAAATAATTTTGATAATGGGACACCAAACAAGTTTACATGTTTTCTATGATAAACAGCTCTTGTCATTTTGCATTAAAAATAACAAGTAATACAGATAAAAACAGGGCCCCTGCTTGCAATATGCAGGAACCCTGTAAAATCGTGCAATTTTATGCGGTTTTAGAATGGGAGGTCGTCAAGGCCTATTTCATCTTCAATGCCATCTAAGTATCCGGGTTCCACGGGCTCTATCTCCTTTGCGAATGTGATACCTATGAAGCGCATCCTGACGCCCTGATAATATTTTCTAATAGTGTTAACTTTCTTATCGCCATCTTCTCTTAATAACATGCCGCGTTCTGCTAGCCCAGCTATTATCTTATCTGGGTTGTAACCGGCCCGCCTGAGGTATTCTTTTAGCCGCGTTGGGAAGATGTAAAAAGTTTTGGTGCTTTCTTCATACACGCCAAGGCAATCGCGGGGTTCTATTGTTGTTCCCATTTTTTGAAACTGCACGATGTTTGAAAAACACCAATCCTGTATTGAGCTGTACACACGCATAACAATGTCCGCTTCTTCTGTGTCAGCGATGGCATCTACTATTTTATCTGCCAGTTCTAAACACGAACGCCACGCGTCCTGTTCGCCAAATACCCACTGGGCAACATAGAACTCCGCGGTAAGAACCACCGCGATGCTAGAAAGGTTGCTAAGTATCTTTATCCCTGCGTATTTTTCTACAAGCGCCTGTTCAAACCGCGCAAACGTGTTTTTAAGTTGTTTTTCATCTAATTGAAGCAATTGTTGTATAAAGTATGGCCCGGCGGTTCCAAAATAATGTTCCACTGCCACGTGCAAGCGGGCTGCGTCCTTTTCATCAGTGATTGGCTTGCCACATATTTCTAGCGTGCGTGAGAATACGCCTTCATTTGAACTATCAGCCGTGAGTGGTTCTTCACCGGTGCTAAGCACTATGCTTCGCCACGTTCGCTTCGTTTGTATCCCGCCAGTTCTGGTTCCACGCGTTTTAGAAGTGCCCAAAGAAAGCATGTAAACAAGTTTTTCTATAAAATCCTGCTTGTTTCCTACCTGCTTTTCATCAATGCCCAGCGGCAGATCTGTAAACAGTGCCGCCATTTTTTCAAGGCCGACTAAGGTTGAGTTGAATGTGGTTATTAGGCCCTCTGGATCGCCCCACGCTGAAAGCGCCGCCTTTAACGTTGCGGTTTTACCCGCCCTACTGGGGCCCCAGTTGTGCACTACAAAGATCCGGTGGCCAAGCGGCTTTAATAGTGGCGCCGCGAAGCTTGAAGCAAGCAGGAAGCGGAATATAGGATTTTTTCTAAACGGTGCTATAATGTCCCGCCACTGTATAAGCGTTCCTTCTTCAGTATACGCACTTACCGCGATTGCGCTTCCTGGGTCAAGATCAAGTAACAGATCACCCTGCGCGCCTGGTATAAAGTTTTTACCGTGCCAACCCAACTGATCAACTGCAACGGCCTTTTGAAACACTTTTATATTCGCATTTTCAAGTTCTAGCAGCCAATCCATCACAAGGCCCGCGGTGCGCGATGATATTCCTATATGAAGTGGGGCTAAAGTGCTTGTTATGTTGCGCGCTTCAAATATATTGTTCCTAGATACAATCGCGGTTTTCCATTGGTTGTCATCGTACCATGTTATTTCCAGCTTTTCTTCTTGTTCTGTTATAATGCGGCGCGATATAAGAATAGGGTTTCTACAAACAAGTTTATCATCTTTAAAAATGCCATCAAGTGTCACCGCATAACCCTCTGGGCACCGCAACTGCACGGGACACCCTTCAAAAGTGATGTCGGGTTCGTTTATGGCCGCATCAATGTTTACGGGCTTCGCATTTCGGAACGCGTCCATAAACACATCCATAAAACCGGCCGGGTGTTTTTCTTGTAATTCAGATACATCTTTATAACCTACAAATGTCAACTGATATATTTCTTGCACGGGCCGCGCCTCTGCTATCTTCCTAAGAAAGGTTCGGCCACCGCTGTCGGGCTCCACATACACGTATATTCTGTGAAATTTTTCCAGATATTTCAGCCACTCTGCTTTAAACGTGCTAGCACCGGGTATCCCAAGGGCCGCGATGTTGTGATGCCACAGTGTTTGTGCATCGCTTTCACCTTCCACAAGCACAATGTATTCTGGGCCCCAGTTTTTTAACAGCCATACACCATACGGGATTAACCGCGCGCCTTCTTTCCAGTCAAACCTTTTGTCGCCGGCCGGGAAGTACCTGCGGCGAACTGCCACTACGTTTTCTGCTTCCTCAAGATATGGTATAAGAACGCGTTGCCCGTCATCACTTAAACCCAAGGAACGCAAGAAATCCAGTGGTAGGTTTTTTTCACGAGAATAATCTTCTACGGTATAAGCTATGCCTTTTTTGGCGTCCAGTATACCAGCAAAGTTTAAAATAATGTCCCATGCTTCACGCCGTGACACCCCCAGAAGCCGTTCTATAAACGTAACAGCATTACCACCTTCGCCCTCTGCAAAACAGAACCACGTTCCGTGTTCAAGGTTAACACTAAAAGAAGGTTTTTTGTCGTCATGAAACGGGCATAAACCAATGGCCTGATTGCCGCTCGGCTTTAACTTTTGCACATACTGGGAATAAAAATCATACCAATTTACTTTTTCATCTATGTTTATCATGGTCCTTACCTCTTTTAATTATATCTTAATCAACAAACAAATCTTCTACTTGGCAATCCAGCGCACGGGCAATCTTAAGTGCTACCTCTAGCCGCGGCGTTCTTAAATCGCGCTCCACAAATGAAATAAACGCGGTTGAAACACCTGCGGCCTTCGCAAGCTCCCTAAGTGTCATGCCGCGCTCCTGTCGTTTCTCACGTATTTTATTTTTCATTGTTTTTACCTCCTTTCTGGGGGCGGTCTGCGCCGCCCCCATGTGTTTTAATTGGATCTACTTGGCAATCCAGCGCGCGGGATATCTGAAGCCGTGATTAAGAAGTTCTTGTTCTACTTCCCGAACCCTTTCTGTATCGCCTACAAACTCCGCTAGAACAACCTTGCCAGGAACGTGTTCAATGTTAAACCCACGCAACTTTAACCAGCCAGCGCACTTATCTGTGTCCGGTCCCACCACCATTACTGCTACAAACTCCACACCTTCTTTTGTTTTCCCGTGATCCACAATGCTTTTCATGCTTCTTACCTCCTGTTTTTTATATTTGCCTTCCGGCTACTTCTATTATACCACAGGTAAACATGTTTTATACTACCACTCGCCGGTTTCTAAAATCTTCTTTGCCTCTTCTTTTGTAATGAAGTAAAAGGAATCAGGCTTGTTTTGTCCGCCGTAGCAGCACACGACATAATCGCCTTCTTCTAAAAGTTTTATTAAAAGCTCCAGCGCAAAACTTGTCCCACTGATAAGAACGTAGCCACTGATACACTTCTTATTGCACCTTTCCTTTTGTTGCTTTGTCATTTCTCCTTACCTCCTGTTTTTATATTCGGCCTCATCGTTCTGGCCTGATTGTATTATACCACTAGTAAACATATTTCAACCATTAAAATGTTAAGTATGTTTTAAGAAATAAAAACGGCGGGCCGCTGTAGCCCGCCTATAAAGAAAGGAGGTAAAGAAGGAAAGCACCCTGCTTACATATTCATATTATACCCAGTTTTTTACAAATTATTCCATGCATCGCCAAGTTCCGCTTTTAACTGCTTCAGGGCCGCTTCAATCAGCGCCTTTACTTCATCGGTACTAAGTTGTAGGCCCATCTGTGTTGCCATGTTTGATAACCACTCGGCCGCCTTTTCATATTTTTCAGGGCCGCTGAGGTCCTTGTATGCCTGTTGCACGAACTGAACTGCTATGCGCGCCAGCTCTTGCTTCGTTTCCAGTTCTTGTTTTATCTGTTGTACCTTTTCAGTACCAAGCCGCTTCTGTAGCCATGCTACTAAATAGCCAACAAGCACAGGTATAAGCACGGCTATAATGTCAAACAATAATTGTAACAATGCATCGTGCATGTTATTTCCCTCCCTTCAGCACATCATACAGCTTAGCTATCATAGTGGCCACTTCGGCTTTGGTGGCGGGCTTATCGGGGTTAAAGTTGCCAGCCCCGTCGCCAGCTATAATGCCAAGTTCTTTTAGCTTTTTAATGTATTGATACGCCCAGTGCGTGCTAGGTACATCATTAAACACTTTATCGCCTCCCAATTTCTTTTTAACACCAAATATAACCGTGTCCCATTGAAACCGCTCGCCCGGGCAATGCGGTTTATTCCGTGGTGTTACTTCGTAGTGCCCAATAATGTGGTCGCGGTCCACCGGTATCTGAACGCCCCAGATACGTTTCACTTCTTGTATTATAAAAGCTATAACTTCTATCTCTGCCTGTAACTGCGCCGGTGTTAGCTCGCCTCGTGTTTTACTATAAAACCCTTCATTTTCAATGCTAATCGTAAAATAATTTGCGTTTGTTTTTCTTTTTTTCACCAGCCGGGCAGTAGCATAGCCGTAGTACGTACTATCGCCCGGGTTTGTGCTTGTCCCATTACACCACGCGGTGTCGCGGAGATCTACCATTTGTGCCACGCGTCCGTCCTGTGCTACTACAAAATGGCTTGACACGCGGGATTTTGGATTCTGCATCCATGCAATTGTGCCAAGGTAGGTTCCCTCGGCGATGTGAC